ATTAACAAAAAAGCATCAGCTAGACAAAAGCTAAAAGACTTAGGTTTAGATGATGAAGAACTAAAGAGTATGGGGTTATAATATGGCATTAATTAAAGCAACAGGAGTTAAACTTACACCAAGTTTTCATGCAACTTTATCTTCTAATCAAAGTTTAACAAATAACACTGGAACGATAGCAATTTTTAATGCAGAAACTTTTGATACAAATAGTGCTTATGATACCTCTACTGGAAAATTTCAACCACAAGTATCAGGAAAATATTTTATTTATGCAAGTGTTTATCTAGAAATGGGTGCTAGTTCTAACTTAAATAGAGTTCTTAGTTATGTACAAAAAAATGGGACTAACGTTCTTTTTAATTATAATGATGCAAGAGCAAATCCAACTAGAGCATTTTCAATAAATCCAAGTGGGGTTATTGAACTTAATGGTAGTTCAGATTATGTGCAATTAAATGTTCAAGTAATTGCTCAAACAACAGCTAGTGGTTTATATATAGGTGGGGGTACAGGTGGAGATGCTTCATTTTCATACTTTGGTGCATACAGGATAGGAGATTAATTATGAAAAATTTAGAAATTAAAATAAAATTATATGTAGGTTCTAAAGTAGATTTTATAAAAGACGTAAAACTTCAAGATGATGGAGATGGTGTTGTATATATTAAAGAATGGAACTTAGATAAACCTAAACCAACTCAAGAACAATTAGATGCTTTAGAAACTGAAGCACAAGCAGAAGAAGATTTACAAACTATTTTAAATACAAGAGCAACTGCTTATCCATCAATTCAAGAACAGTTAGATATGCAATACTGGGATAAGGTTAATGGTACTACTAACTGGGAAGATGCTATTGCTAAAGTGAAAGCAGATATAGCTAAACCATAATGAATGATAAAATTATTAAAATTACTAAAACATTGGAGAAATAATTTATGGAAGAAATCAAACAACGAATTAAAGAACATGAGGGGTTTAGGGATACTGTGTATTCCGATAGTCTGGGTTTCGCTACTATTGGCTATGGTCATCTTGTACTACCCACTGACAATTTCATTGAGGGTAACACTTATGATAAAGAAACTCTTGAAGAAGTTTTTGATAATGATTTTAAAATAGCATCAGATTCAGCTAGAGAATTATTAAGAGATATAGAACATAATCATATTATATTTGGTGTTATTGTTGAAATGTGTTTTCAATTAGGCAAACCAAGGGTAATGAAATTTAAGAAAATGTGGGAAGCATTAAGAAATAATAATCTTGCAAAAGCTAGTGCAGAAATGATAGATAGTAATTGGCACAAACAAACACAAAAAAGATGTGAAAGTTTAGCAAGTGTAATGAAAAACGCAAACAAATAGGAGAATATTATGCCAATGGGAAAAAAAAAGAAAACTAAAAAAGTCCCTAAGGGTTATCATAGAATGCCAAACGGCAAACTAATGAAAGATTCAGCTATGAAAAAAAGAAAGAGAAAATACTAATGGCTATGAAAAAACCTATATATGCTAAAGCTAGACCTAAGAAATTAGGCAAACCTAAATCTTTTAATAAAAAGTCTAAGGCTTATAAATCAGCAAAAAGAAAAGCTGATAAGAAGTTTGGAAAAAAAGTTTCTTTGTATAAAAACATCTTTATCTCTCAGGCTATAAAAAAGTTTAAACCTAGAAAGAAAAAGTAATGACTAAGTCAGCATTACAAAAAATAGAATCACACGAAAAACTTTGTCGTATTATGCAAAAATTAACCCATACAAAAATTAACGCAATAGAAGAAAGAGTTAAAAGATTAGAAAAGATTTTACTAATTTGCACAGGCTCATTAATTAGTGCTATGGGCTATGTGATATTTACTTTGTTGTCAAAATAATGTACAAGTTATGCTTGTATGATTTACAAAAGTGTTCTTATTATTTCTGATACCCACATTCCATATCATGTAAATGAACTGTTACCTTATTTAAAATTACTTAAAAAAAAATATAACCCAGATAAAATAATTCATATTGGAGATGAAGTAGATAAACACGCAATGTCTTTTCACGATAGTGACCCTGATCTTCCTAGTGCTGGAGATGAATTAAAAATGTCTTTACCAATATAAAAGAGTTAGAGAAATTATTTCCTAAAATGGATTTGATGGACTCTAATCATGGTAGTTTAGTTTATAGACGAGCATTTAAACATGGAATTCCAAAAGCATATATAAGAAAATATAATGACTTTTTACAAGTTAATAAAAATTGGGTTTGGCATGATGATCTAACAATAGATACTCCACTTGGCAAAGTTTATTTCTGTCATGGTAAAACAGCAGATGTTTTAAAATTAGCACAAAGTATAGGAATGAGTGCAGTTCAAGGACATTATCATTCGTTAATGGGTATTAGGTATTATGGAAATAGTTTAGGTTTGTATTTTGGTTTGCAAGTTGGTTGTATGATTGACTCTAAAAGTTTGGCCTTTAGATATAATAAATTACAGAAAGCTAGACCAATAATAGGTTGCTCTATTATTCATAATGGCCTACCAATCATAGAACCCTTTATAAAAGACAAATCAGGAAAATGGATAGGAAAACTCCTGTAAATGACCCACAAGAACCCACACAGAGCCACTTTAAAGGCTACTGACAAGCAAATAGGTGGTACACACTATAAGGAATATAAGATACAGCCTATTGAGTTTATATTTGCAAATAAACTTGATTTTATACAGGGTAATATAATAAAATACGCACTCCGAAATAAGGTTGGAGAAAACCCAGATGAGAAGTGGAATAAAATAATTCATTACTGTGAACTTGCAAAAGAGTTGAAAAATAAAAAATAAGGAATATTAGAAGTTAATGAACTTCACTTATTTTATTTATTCTATTCTTGTGTTATATTGGACAACATTAATTTTTTTAACAAGTAATACTTATTTATGATCTGGCTTAAATTATTATCAAATCCATTAACAAAATTAGCAGTTGGTAAAGTAACTGACCATTTTAAACACAAAGCTGAAAAAGTTAAAACAATAAGACAGGCTGAGATAGAGGCTTGTAAAGAAGTTGATGTTCAAAGAATTAAATCACAAGACAAAAGTTTTAAAGATGAGATATTATTAATTTGGCTTGTAGGAATGTTGACTACAGGGTTTTTTGAAAGCACAAGAGATAACTTCAGAGCATGGGTAGAGATTATAAACGATTTACCTGATAGTGTATGGTATTTATTAATTATTGTTTTCACAGCTACATTTTCTACTAAGATGACAGATAAGGTTTTAAACAGAAACAAAAAGAAGTAATATGTCCTAATGGACAAATTAAAAGTTGATGCTGTAATAACCGATTTAGAACTACAATTAGAAACTCATAACAATCCTTATGGTAGTTATGTTAGCTTTACATTTATAGATACTTACCCATACTTTACAAAAGTTAATGAGATGGTCGAAGAAATTAAAAGACGAAGTGATGTAGACTTAATTAATTACGAATACACTTATAAAAAAATTCACAAAAATACAAATTTAAAATATTTTGATGTAACTAGAAACTAGGGCAGTTTACAACCAGTTAAGAAACTACCCTAATCTCAAACTAAAGTAATAAGAGAGAGAAAAAACTACTTTAGCTATCTTGGGTTAATTCAACGAGATAGTCGTTTATAAAAACTATCTTTATTCTACCCAAAATTCTTTTTAACAAGTGGCCAAGTCTCCCTGACCACTCTATCTATTAAAAACATATATCGGGAGCAAATCAATATATCGTTAATAGAATTCATTAAACTTTACCTACTAAAGCTAAATCTCTTTTTAATTCAGATTGTTTAAGACTCACATATTTATCTAAATTATTATAATGGTACCTAGCTTTAATCAATTCTTCTTCTGCGTTAGCATAATTTTTTACAACTTCTTTATATTCTACATCTGTTCTGGCCTTATGTTCAGCCTCTATAACAGTTTTAGTATCTAGTTTGTATTTAAGAAAAAGTTTAGAATAAGTAGCTTTACGACCCTCATCTAATACAATTACTTTCTTATGCCAATCAGCCCATCTTTCTGATGCTCTTTCTAATTCTTCATAAGATTTAAAACTTAGACTCATATCAATATAACTCCTAATATAAATCCTATTAAAAAAATTACATATTCTCGTCTATAGTTTTCTTCTATTTCTTTCCAATCTTGTGGTGTTTTTCCAAATATAATCATGGGTATAATAACATCTCCTCTGCTTCTTGTTCTAATTGTTTTATTTGTTGTTTAAAGCTATGGTTTTCTTTTTCTAAAGCATTTATCTTTTTAGTTAATCCTTTATGTTCCATATACATAGCTTGTAGTTCTTCTCTCTTAAAAGCGAGATCACGCTTTAATTTATCAACCTCGCTAATAAGTTCTTTTGTCATAATTAAAATGGAATCTCGTCGTCCATATCTGACATCTTCTCAACAGGCATAGCATTATCTGGTGCTGATGGTTGGGCTTGAGTCATTGGTTGAGGTGTATACTGAGGCATAGTTTGGCCTACAGGTTTAAACCCATCTACATTAGCTTGTGGCTTATAAGGTTTAATCATAACCAAACATAATATTTGCTCTAAATTACCTTTAGCATATTGTGGAGGATTCTGCATTTCCTGAGTCTTAGTCATATACTTTAAAACATATCCAGCTTTAGTATATTCTTGAACTTCAGGTGTATTAAACCAATCATTAACTTGTGATAAACCATATTTTCTTTTGGTTAAGCTACAAGTAAATTTAACTTTACTTGCCTCGCCAGAATACTCATACTTTGGGCTTACATTTCCTGTAGGGAACAATCTCATTTGTAACCCACAAAAAGGTTTATCGAATTTAGTTTTTTCGTACATTTGTTTTACCTTTTTTTAGTTGATTATATTTTCTAACACTTTCATTAAACATTAGTTCGGATTTATGACAACTCAATAATCCAAGAAATGCTTTTAAGTGTTCCTTTTTATATAAGATATGTCTAGCCTCAAACTCTCCACTATCTTTAGGGAGTCTAACTATATACATCTTATTAATCTTCTTTCCTGTTTGTTCTTCATAGGCCAACTTATATCCATGTAGTTGGTGCACCATATTTAAAAACAAACCCTTAGAAGTTTTTATATCTATGAGCCATAAGTTATTTTGTGAGTCTTTAGCAATTAAATCTAAAGTTCCACAAAAACCACGTTCAGAGTATAAAACCTTTTCAGACTCAATAACTTTTAAATTATGTTTTGTCCAAAACCTTTTAAACTTTTCAAAGCAACTTAATATTACAGGGTCGCTTGGGTCAGTAAATTTCTCGCCTTTAAGCCACATCTCGCAAAACTTATGAACCATAGAACCAATATTTAAAATATTATCTCCTGACTTCTTTGCATTAGATTTAGCATTAGTAACTATCTTCTGTATCTGGTCGATTGGAATACCCTCTCGTTCCATTTCTGTCTTAATAGAATTTACTTGTTGGCTAATCTTCCAATTTTCTAACATTGGACTCGCTAACTTTCCAAGTAGTGTACTCATACCAACTACATATTCATTGTTATGTATATAGACGTGCTTTTCTTCATTAAACTCAATCGTATGACCATGTTCTAGTTTATGTATTGCCATTATTCTCTCCCTTATATTGTTGTTTATTTTCTGCTTTAGAGACACAAACTCGATTATATTCTGCCAAGTAGTGTTCAGTAGTTTCTTTTTTAGTTTTACTTTTACTTATTATTTTATTCATGGCTTTGATTCGCTTGGTTTTCCACAAATTTTTTTTTGAACGGATATACATTAGCTTCTCTCCTTTTTAAAAATGTTAAGTTCTTATCTTCTAATGGTTTTATAAAATAATCAATAGATACATCTAAATATTCGCATAACTTTTTAGCCATATTTAAACTTATTCCATTTTGTCCTCTCTCATATTTTTGAATCTGTTGGAATGTCACATTTACAGCTTTAGATACCCTTGATTGGGTCTTATTTCTCATCAATCTAATCTTTCTAAGCTGTAACCCTATAATGCAAGTAGCAACTTTAAGATTATCTTTCTCACTAATATTCCATTGTAGTGATAGTTCCTCGATTGATTTATTTACTTCTTCTATTGTTGTATTGGTTCTTTTGTGCATTGGTATTCCTATTTGGTTATTATTAATTAATGACATTGTGGCCTCT